TTTTGGATCAAATTCAAGAGTTTCCAAAAGTTTGTGTAGTCGCAGGTGATGAAGCTCGAGAGTATCAACCCAATGAATTTAAATGGAGGTTTCTTAGTTTAGATATAAGAGTTTATGTCGAAGATCAAGATGACCCACAAGAGGTCTTAGCCCTTTTAGTAGAAGATATTGAAAGAGTCATAGACGACAACGATGTTTTGACTTACGATGATACTGTAAGTCCAAACTTAACAACGACTTCCTTAACTTTACAGTCGGTTTCAACAGATGAAGGAGTTTTAACTCCTCTCGGAATTGGTGAATTAACTTTAGAGTGTAGGTATTAATAGAAATTACAAACGCTGATAAAAATCTAGCGACGTACTTTCAAAGACGATAAAATAGGAGAAAGCAAATGGCTTTAAATCTATCAAGAAATACTAAAGTATTTGTAAGCTCAGTAAATGGAGTTGGTGCAACTGGCGGAGTGAAAACTTGTCATGTATCTACTGCAGGAACTGGATATGCTGTAGGCGACATCGTAACACTAGGAACAACTAGTGGTAGCGGTACTGGCTTTAAGTGTATAGTAAGAACAATTACTGGAGGCAGTTCAACTGGCCCAGTAGCGAGCATTATGGTCCCCAATAACTTTAGAGGTGCAGCATTTGTAGTTGATGAAACTGCAACAGAAAGTGCTGTTCAAAATTACGCAGGAACAGATAATTCTAGCGCATCTGGACTTATTGTAACTGTTGATTCAATCGCAGGAACAACAACAACAGATGGGTCAAGAATAGGAACAGGAAAGTTCAAAGGAAACGAAGTAGATGCTAACACATTCAGAGTTGGTGTACTAGATGGATATAGTTTTTCACAGGGTTCAGACTCTAGTGATGTAACTATCTCAGAAGCTGGTGCAGCACCAAACAGGGGTTCAAAAAGATTCAATGATTCTTTACCACCTGCAGAATGGTCATTCGGTACTTATGTACGACCATTTGTTCATGGAGCAGCTTCTTTTAGAACTGCAGATGATCATGATTGTGTTGAAAACATTCTATGGGCAGCTATTTCAGGTACAGCATTACCTGGAGACGCAGCAGCAGACGGACGTGGTGTAGTAGTAGGAACTACTGCTCAAAACGGTTCACAATGTACTTTTGCAAAATCAGACGTTCATGAACTTATGAAACTGAATCTATTCTTTGCACTAGAAAATACAACATACAGGTTGAATGATGCACAGGTCAACCAAGCCGAGATTGACTTTTCAATCGACGGAATTGCATCAATTACATGGTCTGGAAACGCAACAACAATTGACCAAGTAGAAGAAGCAATCGAAGATCCTTCAAAGTTTATAATTCAAACAACTTCAGAAGCAGCACCAACCAGTGCTAATACTGATACATATGCAGAAACTTATAACTATGTAGATACAACCGGTCCATCAGACGCAGATTACTTGAGAAACAAACTCTCAACATTATATCTTGACACTGATGCACAAGGTGGCGGATCAGCTTCAAATGGTTTAGACGACAGAACTTATGATATTAATATCACAGGTGGTTCTATAACTATTGCAAACAACGTTACTTATGTAACACCAGAAACAATTGGTGTTGTAGATAAGCCAATTGGCTCATTTACAGGTGCTAGGGTTATCAGTGGTTCTTTAACTATGTACCTAGATACTAAATCAAATGGTTCAAACCAACTACTAACAGATTTATCTAATGCAACTGACCTTGTAACAAACGTGTTTGACATGCGTTTATTCATGGGTGTATCAGGTGCTGTTGGATCAGATGGTGACGCTATAGGAGCAGATGATTTCACAGCTCCAGGTGTCGAATTTAATATGCCAAAAGCTCAGTTGTCTATACCGACAGTTGAAGTTGGCGATCTAATCTCTGCATCATTGGAGTTCGCAGCTCATGGTACAGATCTTTTAACTGGTGATGAAATTACAGTTAAATACTTAGGTGCAACCTCTCATACCCAAGCAGGATATCTTGCAACAGGTGCGACAGCTCTAGACGCCTAAGTCTAATGTCTCATAGTTTTCTCAAGGAGAGTAAGCT